GGGTAACTACACAACAACACTCTTTTTCGTCCCATAAGGCACTCCCATGTCAAGCCAGGAGGCCGCTCGGGTGGTACGCCACACTTCGCGGGAAGCTTGCGCTTTTCTCTCTCCGAGAACCGTAAGGAGAGCACCCAGAGGAGGTGAAAATACGGTATGCAGAACGCTCGAGTCTGGAGCGTCTGGCCCAAAAGGTTTCTCTAAGACAGTCAGATTGTCTGACAAGGAGATCCAAGATCTCTATTCAGTGCTCCTTTCGGAGTACGATCTTTCACGATCCAAGATGGATTTCATCACCGGTAAGCGTCGACACACTAGTGTCGGAGTAGCTTGGCCAAGCGACAATACTTGTTTCAGGTCGTCGCGCCCGGAATCTATTTCGGAAAACTCAGTTTTCGTGGCTGAATCAGAACCCCCCCGATATGAGGATGTTGAGTCAATTGGCTCCGCTGAATCTGAGAGTGATGGTTTTATTTCCATTTCACAGTCCTCTTATAAGGAGTTTGAGGCTCTTGTGAAAAAGGGGGATTACTTCAATGCCTGCAAGCATCTTATCGATGTTGTAGAGGGCGAAGTGGCAGATGTTCCAATTCGGGATTCTGCGTGGTTCCGGTTGAACAAAACACCTCCCCCGCAGGTACAAAGTCCATGCCCTGCATACGATCTAGTTGATTGGAAGTTTTCGAAGACTTCGACTGGTTTTCCAAGTCCGAATTTTTCAGCGAATTCTGCTCGCGTGATCGAAGCCGCGTGCGCGACTTTGAATCTTTTGGGGAACATTGATCCCCGAATTCTCACCAACCGAGAACGCAAACAAGCGTTCCGAGACGTGACTTGGAATCCATATGTGATTTACGCGTCACGGATGTCTGATCATGATCAGGCCCCCTTCGTTGGCAATGAGAATTACTTTCGGATGCTATACCTAGTCAGGTCTCGTATTTCCCTTTTTGGGGATTACGGGTACAAGTCCCAGGTCGAAAGTTTTGTAGGAGAGGGGGCTTCTACAAGCAACATCTCCGAACTCATGAGTCGAGTTCGCGAGAAAGCCGAAATGGTTTCTGACTTGAATCTGTCAGATATCATCGAAAAGGTCGTTGATCTGGTTTGGGGTGCTGTCGCCGGCATTCTGGAGTTGATCACCAATACCTATCGAGGCGTGTTGAAGAGACTTCGTGAGTTCTTGAAGAACTTCATTATTGAAGCTTTCGACTTGCGAACTCTTTTGACAGTTGTTCAGTCTGAAGAATTCAAGCAGATGATGTTTGCGTTTTTCGCTTGGACAATGTTTATCTTCTTCACGGGATGCTTTGTCATTTCCTATCAGACAACGTCTGCGCTAGTTATGCGCATGCGCAATGTACAGGAAGTGTTCCAGGCGGAGGCAGATATTCACCCGGCAACCTTGGTTGCCACTTTGACAGCCGGAATTTTTGGTTTGTCAAAAGGGGATGAGGGGAAAATCCTCTCCCGTGCGCGATACTTATGCACGCTGATGGCAGGGGGCACGGTAGTCGCGAATCTTGGAGCTTGTTGCTTCTCTTTGCTTCCTGACGTTCTCAAGGATGCTCTCGAGTTTAAATTCGGGACCACTGAGAGTCGAGTGAAGAGAGAGATGAATCAGTGGCGTGCTACGGCGAACGCATTGATACATCTTTCAACTGTTCCCCGAGTTGTCAGCTCGGAAGTGTACATCTCACAAGTGAAGGATGTCATGTCCCGAGGGAGTCTTCTGTTGAATCAGATGACTGGGAACGCCTTTAACTCGCTGCGATCAGCGTGTTTGGCGGTTTTCATTCGTCTCCAGAAGATTCACATGAACATAGTGCAATTCGTCACGGGCTCCCGTACCCGAGACGAGCCGTTCTGTGTTCACATCTTTGGTCGACCCGGTATCGGTAAGTCGACTTTGGAAAAGAAACTTCAGGCCCGAGCTTTCGGAATCATGCCTCATGAGTCTTATCCAATGAGTTTCGATGACGAACATCATTCAGGATACATGAACCATCGTTCTGTTGTCATTGACGAGTTCCTTGTTGGACCTCAAGCGCTGCAGGAAAAAACCGCTTCAGTTTTCTTAAAGCTGAAAAGTTCTGCCAAGGTCG